GTGACCTGGGACGGAATCGATCTGGCCTCCGCAGACCCGAGCAGCGTGTGGGCGCACACCGGCCTGGTCCCGCAGATTTTCGCTCAGTGGCCCCTGCGCGCCCGGGAGAACGTAACGCTCGGACAGCCCCGCACCTTCCACGACGATCCCGTGTGGGAGGCCGTCGACGCCGTCGGCATGCGCACCGCGATCGAAGAGCTGCCCAAGGAACTGGACACACTCCTCGCCCGAGAGTTCTTCGGTGGCTCCGAACTCTCTGGTGGGCAGTGGCAGAGGCTGGCCTGCTCCCGTGCGCTGTACCGGCGTTCACCACTATTGATCCTGGACGAGCCGACCTCGCAGATGGACCCGAGAGGCGAGCACGACATCTTCGAGGAGATCAAGAGCATCGCCGCCGACCGCATCACGGTGGTGGTCACTCACCAACTCGAGAACACCAAGATCGCCGACCGGATCATCGTCATGCAAAACGGCCGGATCACCGAACAGGGCCGATACGAGGAACTCGCCAACGGCGGCGGGCTCTTCGCGGAACTCCTCGCCCTGGCCAAGGACCGCTGATCACCCGGCCAAGCCCATGCACCTCGCCCTACCCGAGGAGTGAAGTGACCCACCAACCCGGAGGCGGCTGGACCCGCCATGGCCACCTTGAGCCCGTGCGTACACAGGACTTCTGCATCAGGCGGGACGACGTCACGCGGCCCGACGGCAGCCGGACCGTATTCGAGTACCAAGAAATCGGGCACGGCGTGGCCGTCGTCGCCCAGCGTGGAGACGGCAAGATCGCACTCGTCCGGGTTTGGCACTACCTGCACGGCGACACCCTCAACCTCCCAGGCGGAACGATCGAGGCGGGGGAAGACCCACGGGAGGCAGCTCGACGCGAACTGGAGGAAGAGGCAGGCGTGATCGCGCAGCAGCTCACGCCCCTCAACGTGACACGCCTGCTGAACCGATCGACCGTACGCCTTCACCTGTTCACGGCGATGGGTCTCACCCCCGGCGAGCGGAAGCTCAGCAGCAACGAGAACGGCATGACTGTGGAGTGGTGGGACCTGCAAGACGCAGTGGCCGCAGTTACCGACGGCTCCATCATGCTGGCCGGCGGGGCACTGGGAGTCCTGCTGTTCGCAGAGCACACGCGCTCGGGGCGTCTGGGGGAGCTGGCGGAGAGGTGATCCCGTAGGCGGGCGTCACTCCTGTCGTGAACGCTCGTCGTAGCGGGCCTGCGCCGTGCCCTGAACGAATTGTGTGAGGAGGCCGGCGCAGCCACCCGCGAGTATGGCGGTGACGATGCCGCCCGTTGCGATGTCGGGCGGGCTGATGGTGATCGCGATGGCGACGACGCAGGTGACGATGATGCCCAGCGGCCAATTGGGAATGCGATATCACCACGGTGTGCCAGCCCCCGCGGCGCCCTCCCGCTCCCCGTACCGACCGATCGCCTGGACATCGTACTGAGGGGGCCGTCCGACAGCCGCATTAGCGTCGTGGAAATGGATCACGACGACGAGAACGTGCACCGAGTGCAGATCACCGCTCGCGGCGGGAAGGCCGCGATCGAGATCGACGGACAGCGGGTAGACCCGGGGGCCCTGAGCGGCTACACCCTCACCCACCGGGAGGGGGAGCCGCCGCAGGTTGTCCTGTACTCGGGGGACTACGTGGACTTGGTCTTCGGGGGCTTGGCCCGTGTCTCCGTGGCCGACATGCCCGACCCGGGCCCGGCTGCCGCGGTGTTCCTGTCGGCGATCGATGCCGAGGAGCTGGAGCGGTCTGCGCTGGCGCGGCCTGACCTCGGCACCGGCCCGCACTCCCTGACTCAGGCGATGCTCACGCAGCTCGTGGAGTGGGCGCGTGGCCTTTGACGTGGAGGGTGCGCGTCGGGTTGTCGGCCGCATCCTGGACGACAAGCTCGAAGTGTGGCGGGACGGCGCCGGCCGCGCGGACGATGTGCTGGACGAAGCCACCGGCCAGCTCGTGTCCCCGACGCCGGACGAGTCCTTGGTCTGGGACGGGCTCGGCGCCGTGATGCCATTGGGCCGTCCCGCGATCACCCGGCCGCTGAGCGGTGCCGTCGCCGTCGAGCCGCCCACGACGGACTACCAGGTCGTGCTCCCCGTTGATGCTCCGGAGCTCCGGCCGGACGATGTGGTGCGCGTGGCCGGATCGGTGAGGCCGGGTGGGCCGCGTGATCCTCAGCTAGTGGGGCGCCGCTTCCGCGTCTCGGACGAGACCGTAAGCACCTACAGCGTGGTACGCATCGTCAGGGTGCAGGTGATCGACTGATGGCACCGGCGAATTCGCACCCCAACGCCCACCCGGACGCGACGGCGTTCCGCGACCCGATCGCGCTGGCCGCCGCGCTGGCCCGGATGGGTCCGGCCACCCGCGCCCGCACGCGGACGATCACGCGGCACCACGCCATGCTGCTGCGGGTCCGCATCCAGCGGAACGCGAGTGGCAGGCCCGGCCCGAACGTGATCACCGGGCAGTACCGGGCCTCCTGGGATGTTCGGGTGCGCACCGGCGGCGGCGAGGTCACCGCCGAGGTGTTCTCCGACGCCCCGCAGGCGCGACGGCTGGAATACGGCTTCGTCGGCGTGGACAGCCTCGGGCGGCACTACCGCCAGCCGCCGTTCCCGCACGTCGAGCCCGCGTTCCGGCAGACCGAACCGGCGTTCATCCAGGCTCTGGCGGACGGGGTGCTGCCGTGACCGCTCGTCTTCCGGTGACCCGCGCGCTCGTCGCCCTCCTGGAGCACGCCACGGGTCGCCCGTGCGGGATCGGTGAACTCCCGCGTGTTCAGGGGAAATCCGGCTGGGAACCCGCGCCTGTCCCGTACACGATTCTCGACTCGCTGCCCGCTGAGTTCGCAGGCCCGCCCCTGTGGGACTGGCACGCCGATGCCGCCTGGGCCTACCAGGTCACCTCGGTCGGGGAACGGGTCGACCAAGTCGAGTGGCTGGCCGACCGCGTACGCGCCGGCGTCGTCGGCCGGATTGACGGAACCTGGGCCCACGACATGTACGTTCCCGAAGCGCGCGTCATCGACCGGGAGTTGACCTACGACGCTGGAGGAGAGCCCTCGGTGTCGGCGGCAGGCGCTATCGTGTCCTACGTGCAGCGGGTCACGATCACCGTGACCCCGGCATGAAGGAACGTTTCTTCTGATCCTCACCGCGGAGGCCCGCGCGGACGCTAGGCCCCAGGCCAGGCGAACCCCCTTTGAACGTCAAGGGGCAGGGCCTCGGCATGGGACGCTGCCCCAGAAGTGGGAGCGGACCTGTGTCCACGAGCACGAAGAAGACCCAGACCCGATTTCTGCGGCGCGGCATCTCCAAGATCCTGTGGTCGAAGGATCTGGGCGACCCGAAGTACCCCAGCCGCCGAGAGATCACCAACGCCTTCGGCCTGACCGACGCCGTCTCGGACATCGAGGGCTGGGCGCTGGAGAATGACCCCATCGAGACCCCCGACATGGGCTCGACCTTCAACTCCTCGATCCCGGGCAACGACAAGGCCGAGAACTCCAGCCTGACGTTCTATGAGGACCGGTTCTCCGACACGATTGAGCAGCAGCTCCCCAAGGGCGCGAAGGGCTACGTCATCCTTCTGCGCAAGGGCGACCTGCCCGGTTCCCGCTCGGTAGACGTCTTCCCCGTGCAGGTCGCCACCCGTGCCGCGACGTACAGCACCGGCAACGAGGCCGCGAAGTTCAAGGTGGACTTCACGATCATCGACGAGCCGTCGCTCGACCGCCCGGTGCCGCAGGCCCATCCCCGTCCGTTGCCGGACGAGGACTGCGACGACGACCACGGGCACGGCCACCACGACGGTGACCACGTCGACGTGACCGTGGTCAGCACCACGAAGACCAAGACCGAGGCGACGGTCCGCGAGCACGACGCTGACGAGGGCTGATCGTGTCGCGCCCCGCACAGGCCAAGCGCCCGTCCCCCTCCGCCACGTCGGCGGAGGGGGCGTGGTCGGCCAAGATGGAACGGCTGCGCCGCCGGGCCCGCCCGCAGAACCGGCTCCGGATCTGCGATGACGCCGAGCTGCGCCAGCGGCACGAGGAGGCTGAGCAGGCTGCCCGCCGTGCACGGTTCGTCGCCGAGGCCAACCCGGGTGACGAGCTGGCCACGCGCCAAGTCGCCGACGCAGATGCGGCGCGGGACCGGGCCCTCCAGGCACTCGACGCTGCCTCGGAGTTCCTGACCTTCCGCGCGCTGCCGCGCCCGGTGCTGGAGGAGCTGATTAGCGAGCACCCGCCCACCGAACAGCAGGCGGAGGAGGGGGCGATCTTCAACGCCGACACCTTCCCCGCCGCGCTGGTGGCAGCGGCCTCCGTGGACGGCATGAGCCGCGAGGAGGCCGAGGAGCTGCTGAACGGCTGGTCGGCACCGGACGCGAATGCCCTGTGGGACGCCGCCTGGCAGATCCAGCAGGAGAGCCGGGTCGAGCTGGGAAAAGGCTGAGCCGTGACGCCGGTCTGCGCGCCGAACTGGAGCTGTGCGAGCGGTACGGCATCCCGCACTCTCAGTTCCTCGGCGGCGACGGCCGCTGGACCGACCTCGACCGGGCCAAGGCGTTGGCCTGGGTGGAGTGGCAGCGATCGGTGTGCCCGGAGTGCCACACCCGGCTGGAGGAGTGGGACCGCGAACGCGGCGGCGACCCCCACGCGTACGTCACCGACACCCTGCGCTGCCCCGGCTGCGAGCTGATCGAGCAGGAACGCGACCACGTCCCCCAGGACCGCTCCGGCTACGGCGTGAAGATCCAGCTCCTGCCGCGCGAGCAGTACCAGCCGCGCCCCTGATCCACCCCCCCACCATGTAAGGAGGCCGCCCGCGGTGGCCGGGTTCACCCTCACGGTCGCGATGCGCGCCGAGGTCCGCGACCTGATCGCGGGAACCCGTGCTGCCTCCGCACAGATGCGGACCCTGGGGGAGCGGACCGAGGCCGCGAACCGGTCCCTGGCACGGCTGGACGCCAACGGGGCCCGGCTCGCTTCGCAGTTCGCCGCGCTGAATCGTTCCTCCCGCGCGGCCGTCGGCGAACTGAACCGGATCACCGCCCGGGCCGCCGCAGCCCGCACGGCCCTGCGCACGGCCGGGGACGACGGCGCACGGTCGATGTCCCGGCTCCAGCGGGCCACCGCCGGGGCCGGGCGGCGCGGCCTGTCCGCCACGAACATGCTCGCCGGCGGCGCCCTCGTCCTCGGCACCGGGCAGATCATCGAAGAGGGCAACCGCTACCAGCGGCAGATGAACCTCTTCCGTGCGGTGACCGGCGCGACCGCCGCACAGATGAAGAGGGCGGCCGTCGTCGCCCAGGAACTCGGCAACGACCTCACCCTGCCCACCACGACCTCGGCGGACGCCGCCGAGGGCATGGTCGAGCTGAGCAAGGCGGGTTTCCGCGCGGATCAGTCGATCGACGCCGTGCGCGCCTCCCTCCAGCTCGCCGCGGCGGCCGACGTCAACGCCGCCACGTCGGCCAAGTACTTGGGCGACATCATGGATCAGTACGGTCTCGGTGCTGATCAGGCGGCCAAGGCGTCCGATACCCTCGCCGCCACGGCCAACAGCGCCTCCGGGTCCATCACCGACATCTACTACTCGATGCGGTACGCGGGCCCGGTCGCGCACGCCCTGGGCGTCAGCCTCCAGGACACCGCCGCCGCAGTCGGCATGCTCGGCAAGAGCGGCATCCTCGGCCAGACTGCCGGCACGAGCTTGCGCGGGATCTTCGCCAACCTCGCGGCGCCCACACCCCAGATGCGGGGTGCCCTGAAGGACCTGGGGATCGAAGCATTCGACGCGCAGGGGCGTTTCCGGGGCCTGCGTACGGTGATCGACGGGCTGTCGAAGGCCGAACGCACCATGTCGCAGAAGGATTTCGCGGCCGGGGTGACCCGTGCGTTCGGCAAGCCCGCGCTCAGTGGCGCCGTGGCGCTCGCCCACCAGGGAACCGAGAGCTTCGACGCCCTGTCGATGGCCGTACGGCAGACCGGAGCCGCGGCGTCCATCACCGCTTCTCGAGGCCAGGGTCTGACCGGTGCGATGACGCAGTTGCGCACGCAGGCCCGGCAGACGGGCATCGCCCTGTACGAGGGGATGGCGCCCGGCCTGGAGTGGGTGACCCGGCTGCTCACCCGCGGGATGGCCGGGGCCACGCCGTACCTGACCACGGCCCTCAGCTACGGCCGCGACCTCGCCACGCTGTACGGGCCGGACCTGAAGGCGAGGACCGAGGCCGGACTGGGCGGGCTCATCGATGAGGCCCGAGAGCTGGTCGGCCCGCTCAAGGAGATCGGCGAACACTCCCTGGCCACCGGTCTCAATCTGCTGATCAACGCGGGAAGCACCCTCGGCGATGTCCTGTCCAACGCCGCCGATGGCGCCGAGCCGCTCCTGAAGGCCGTCGCGGGCCTGGGCCAGGAGGGCGGAGCGGCGGCCGGCACGCTCGACATCGTCGCGACCGTCGCCAACGCGGCCATGGACGCGGTCTCAGGACTGTCCCTCGTGCTCGTGCCGGTCGGTCACGTCGTTGGTGGCCTCGTCACGGCGTTCGGCGCCCTCCCGGCCCCCATTCAGTCAGCCGCCCTGGCCATGCTGCTGTTCCGCCGCGCCCAGCCGGCCCTGACGAATCTGGCCACCACTGTCAGCGGTCCGGTCCGCTCCGGTATCCGGGCGTTCAACGACGAGATACGCGTGCAGCAGTCCTTGGCCGCCGCATCCGGCGTCGCCCTCTCCCGGTACGGCGCCGCCTGGGCAGCGGTCCAAGCCCGCATCGGGTTCCTCGGCAACATGACGGCCGCGTTCCGCAGCGCGAACGGCGCCGGAGTTACCTTCACCGGCACGCTCAACGGGATCGGCCGGGCGGCCGGATCGGGGCTTCGCTCTGCGCTCGGCGGCGTGACCAACGCCCTCGGCGGCCCGTTCGGTGTCGTTATGGCGGGCGTGTCGGTCGGCCTTGGGCTACTCGCGGCACGCCAGCAAAAGGCCGCGCAGGCCGCGGCTGAACACCAGCAGCGCATTTCCTCGCTCACCTCCGCGCTGCGCGAGTCCGGCGGACAGATCGACAGCAACGTCCGCCAGCAGGCGGCCCAGGTCCTGCTGGATACCAAGACCAGCCAGGGCCAGCTCACCAAGGTCCTGGATGAAGCGGGCGTTCCGCTGGCAACCCTGACGGACGCCTACCTCGGGCAGGGCACGTCGCTGGAGGCGTTGCAGAAGCAGCTCATGGCCACCGCTAACGCCCACCGCGAGTACAAGGACCTGGCAGCCGACAAAGCCACGGTCCTCGACTACACCGACGTCGGCCAGCGGTACAAGGACGCCGCTGATGCCCTCGGCAGCGTCAAGGGCGAGATGGCCGAGTCCATCAAAAACGCCAAGGAACTCGCCAACGCCACGAAGGGCGCCGGGGACGGCACCTCCGCCTACGACCGGCTCAAGGCGGCCGTCGGTGGCCTCGCCGACGAGACCGCGGACGCCGACACCCGCACCCGCTCGCTGAAGTCGGCCCTCGACCTGCTGTCGGGCGGACAGATCTCCCTCCAGGCTGCCAAGGCCAAGGTGAACAGCGCCGTCCTCGATCTGCAGGAGGGAAGCAGGAACGTCAACCGCGGGCAGGGCTACGGCGGCAAGCTGCTCGTCAACGAGGACAAGACCCTCAACACCACCACGCGCAACGGCCAACAGCTCTACACCCAGCTCACCGCCCTGTCCGACGCGGCGGCCGACGCCTCGGTGGCGACGTTCGACCTGGCCAAACGCAACGGCGAGACGCTGCCCGCGGCGCTCGCGAAGGCACGCGAGCAGATGAGCCGCGCCCGCGCGGAGGCGATCAAGGCCGCCCAGGGCTACGGCCTGACCAAGGCCCAGGCCGAAGGCGTCGCGGACAGCCTCGGCCTGCTGCCGTCGAAGGTGTCGCTGCTGCTTCAGACCAAGGGCATGGACTCCACCCTGGCGAACCTGATCGCCGTCCAGGCCGAGTTCCACCGTCTGCCGAAGCAGCGGACGATCAAGGTCGACTCCCTCAGCGACGGCGCACAGAAGAAGCTGCGCGACCTCGGGTTCACCGTGAAGACCGTGCCGGGCACCCGCCAGATCAAGATCACGGCGCCGACTTCGGCGGCGAAGAAGAACCTGGACACCCTGATCGACAAGCTCGGCCGCACTCCGAGCAGCAAGAAGGTCACCGTCTCCGCGCCGACCGCCGCGGCGATCAAGAGCCTGGAGGCCGTCCAAGCCAAGATCCGCGCGACGCCGGGCGCGAAGTACGTCGTCGTGCAGGCGCCGACGGCTGAGGCGCGCAAGCAGTTGCAGGCGCTCGGCTTCCGGATCGAGAAGGTGCCCGGGTCGAAGAATGTCAAGGTCATCGTGCCGACCAGCGGCCCGCGCAAGGCCGCGGACGCCATCCAGCAGCGCATCAACGCCTTGCGCGGCAAGGAGGTGACGGTCACCACCCGGCACGTCTCGATCTTCAGCCAGCTCGCCGAGCAGAACGCCAACATCGCGGACGCCATCGAGAAGCAGGCCGAGGCACAGGCCCGCGCCGCCAAGCGGCATGCCGACGGCGCGGTGGTTGACTACTTCGCCGACGGCGGGCTCACCGGCGCAGGGCGCCGCGAGCGGCACGTGGCACAGATCGCCCCGGCCGGCAGCTACCGCATCTGGGGTGAGCGGGAGACCGGTGGGGAGGCATACGTGCCTTTGGCCGACTCCAAGCGCGAGCGCAGCAAGGCGATCGTGGAGGAAGTCGTTGACCGCTTCGGCGGCCAGGTCGAGTGGTACGCCAACGGCGGCGTCCGCGGCACCCGTAGCCGTGACTACACGCCGATGCTCGCCAGCTCCTTCAAACAGGCGCGCAGTGTCGAGGCCATCGCCGGTGTCGTGCGCTCCTTCGACATCCGCACCAGCAGCGACCGCGCCCGCACCCGCGTGGTCGACGCCCGCGCCGGCGGCCGGGTCCAGGTCGTCGTCGTGCGCGAGCAGCAGCCGCTGATCGGCTCCATGCCCATCAGCGTCACCGACAGCGCCGCCACCCCTGAGCAGATCGGCAACGAGATGATGCGCACCCTGCGCAACGCGCAGCGGGGCGGGAGAGTGTGATGACCACAGCACCGAACAAGCACAGCCGCCCCGAACTGGCCCCGTGGCAGTACGAGATCGGCGGCGTCGTCCTCGGCACCGGCACCTACGTCCCGGTCGGCAACGTCGAAGGGCTCGGATCGCCCGCCACCCGGCCGCAGGACGCCGACAACGCCAACAGCGACGGCACCACCCCGGGCCGGGACTTCTACGGCCCGCGCTCCCTGCGCTTCGAGGCCGGCATCAAGACCCCCGGCGACCCGGTGAAGGCCGCCGACATCCTCGCCCGGCTGGAGCGGGCCCTGGACACCCCCGACGCCCGCACCAGCCCCGATGGCCGCCACATTCTGCGCGGACGGTGGCCAGGGCACACCACCCGCCGCATGTACGGGCGACTTCGCCGCATGGAAGCGACAAGCACGGCCAACGCCGTGCACGGCTGGATCCCCCTGGACATTGAGTTCGTCGGCCTGGACGACCCGCGCTGGTACAACGACGAGCTTTCGACGCTGACGCTCGGCCTCGACCAAGCGGCCCGCACCGTCGACGAGGCGATGGGCCGCCCCGCCGACTGCCGCCGCCCGCCCGAGTCGAAGCATCACCCAGCCGACGAGAGGCCCGGATGGGTCATCAACCACGGCGACGTGCCCACGCACCCAAGCCTGCGCGTACACGGCCCGGTCACCAACCCGCGGATCTGGAACACCGCCACCCGCCGCGTCCTCGAACTCGGCCTGTCCCTGCGCGAGGGCGAGTGGGTGGAGATGGAGACCCGGCCCGGCACCTGCTGGGCCCTGCGCAACGGCACTGTCAACGTCGCGAACGACCTCAGCCCCGCTTCCCGGCTCGACCTGTTCACCCTCCCGCCCGGACGGTCCGAGATCGCGTGGAGCGCGACCGACCCGTCCGGTACCGCGCGCCTCGAGGTGGCGTGGCGGTCGGCGTACACCACCTTGTGAACGGAGAGCACTCGTGACGCTGCAACCCCCGATGATGGTGCGCGGGGCCGACCACTCCGCCCGCGCGATGCGCCTGATGATCCGCGACCTGGCCCGAGGCCGGCAGGGTGTCGCGGGCGGGGAGGACCTGAAGGTCCGTCCCCTGGAGACCCCGGGCCCCGGTGTCCGCATCGGTGACGGCTCCGCTCTCATCCACGGCGCCCGGCCGTGGCAAGGGGCCTACACCCAGTCCAACATCGGCGACACCGTGGTCGACGTGCCGCCGACTGGGCCGGTCGCCCGCGCCGACCTACTCGTGCTGCGCATCGAGGACCCGGAGTTCGAAGGCGACCGCGACCCGCGCCGCCAGGAGATCGGCTACTTCCACCTCATCCAGAACATCGGCTCGCAGGACACCGCCGCGCTGAGGGAGATGACGGCGATCCCGCTGGCCCGCCTCACCATCCCCCGGAACACTGCGACGATCACCGCCGAGATGATCACCGATCTGCGGCGGCTGGCCAACCCGCGCACCGAGCGCACGCTGCGCACCGCGCACCCCGAGACCACGGAGAAGGTGCCCGGCAAGCACGGCCAGTGGGCGGCCTGGCCCAAGAAAGCTGCCTGGGACGTGGACATCCCCGCCTGGGCGACGGAGGCCGCCATCGTCGTCACTCTGTCCGGCCTGCGTGCCGAGGCGGGCTCCGTGTACGTCGAGCTGCGCACCCGGCTCGGAGAGCGCGCCGCGAAGCCGACCGTCGTGGACGACGACGGCACCACCACCCGCCGCTCCTCCGTGACCTTGGCCGACACCCTCGCTGTGCCGCCCGCCTACCGGGGCACCCGCCAGCACCTGGCCGTCGAGATCAACCAGAACGACAAGTACGGCGACGGTGACTTGAGCGTGGCCAAGGGCACGACGGTTACGCTCGACGTCGCGTTCACGGAAGGGCCTGCGTGACGATGGCCGACTACCGCTACATCGTCGCGCGGGCCGCGACCGGCGATGTTCTGCACTGGAACCTGCCGATAAACGAGGTCGAGTACGGCCCGGAGATATCCGGGCCCGGCTCACTGAAGGCGACCTTGCCGACCGCGTTCCGACGCTCCCTTGGCGACGCACTCGACGCCGGCGACACGGTGCTCCTCGTCGAGCGCAACGCCCGCCTCGACTGGGGCGGGCTGCTCTGGCGCGCTGAACCGGAGGGCAACACCCTGCCCGTCGAAGCCTCCGGGTTCACGAGCTACCTCCACCGCCGCTTCGATCTGCACGGCAACCTTGACGGCCGCGGCCCCTACATCGAAGCGGACCCGTGCGAAGTGATCCGCGATGTGTGGGCCTACGCGCAGGCGCAGCCGGACGGCAACCTCGGCGTGGTCGTGGACGACACGAAGTCGAAGGCGAAGACCGGCACCGCGAAGGACCCGTACACCACCTCCAAGACTGACCCGCGCAACCTCGGCGAGATCGTGGACGAGATGGCCAAGATCGATGACGGCCTGGAGTGGTCGGAGACCGTGGCATGGCGCGGGCGCCGCGCCGAGCGCCGCATCATCCTCGGTGCGCCGCGCCTTGGCCGACGCCGCGAGGACCTGACGTTCACCACCGGCGCCAACGTGGTCGGCACCCCGCACGTCATCAAGGACGCCGACTCCTACGCCCAGTGGGTCATCGGGCTCGGCGCGGGCGAGGGCAAGAAGCGCAAGGTCGTCGTGGACGGCGTGCGCAACGGCCGCCTGCGCCTGGAGCACCGGCTGGAGACAAACGAGAAGGACGAGGCGAAGCTGAAGCAGCGGGCCCGCCGCGAACGGCTGGCCCGCCAGGTTCTCCCCTCGCTGACCGAGCTGGAGATCATCGATCACCCGGCGGCCCCGATCCACGCGTTGCGCATCGGGGACGACGTACGGATTCGCCTGTTCGAGCCGCACACCGAGTACGACGGCTGGTGCCGGATCGTCGGCTGGACGGTGCGGCCCGGCGAGGGTGAGACGGCCGAGCGCGTGACGTTGAAGCTGGAGCGCACCAACAAGCCCGAGGACGAGACGGGCGAAGGAGAGGAGCAGTAGGTGCCGGACACGATCGCAGACCTCGGCCGCCGACTGGCCAAGCTGGAGCAGCGGGTCGTCACCCTGGAGCGCGCCCGCCGCGCGCCGTATCCGGAGTGGCGCGACCTTCCGCTGACCGGCGACACCACCGTCCCGGACGAGGAGCAGCCGCCGCAGTTCCGCGCCAATCCCTGGGATACGACCGAGTTCTGCGGCCGTATCGGACTGGCGGGCGGCCGGGCCGCCGACGAGCAGTTGGTCGCGCTGCTGCCCGAGGGGTACTGGCCGGAAGCGCCGCGCACGGTCGATGTCGCCTCCGACGCGGCACGCCGCAGCCTCCAGCTCGGCATCGACCCGAGGGGCCTTGTGCGGCTGCGCGTGCAGGGCGGCGGCAGCGTCCGCGCGTCATGGATCAGCCTCGACAGCACGTCGTTCCGGACTGACCGCGCCGACACCTGACCAGCTGCGCGCCCCGACAATCGGCCGGTGCGCCGCCGGTAGCATGACGCCCTGGGTGACCCTCCACCCGCTTCGCACTCCCGAGGGACCGGACCGCCGCGGCGGCCACGGCCGACTGCCATCCGGCGCAGGGGAGAAGGACGAAGCGCGTGGCTACACCGCTGAGCGCGGACAGGTTCCTGTCCGTGCTGAAGGGCGCCGGGCTCGGCGTGGTCGAGCACGGCAAATGGCGCACCCACAACCGGAACACCCACGGCAACTGGGGCCCCGCGAATGGCGTCATGATCCATCACACCGGGCCGTACACGTCCGAGCAGGACATGGTGGAGCTCTGCCGCGTCGGCTACCAGGATCTTCCAGGTCCCCTCTGCCATGGTGTCATCGACCGGTCCGGGACAATCCACCTGGTCGGCTACGGCCGGACCAATCACGCAGGCATGGGGGACACAGACGTCATGCTCGCGGTCATCGCCGAGAAGACGAGCCTGCCGCGCGACAACGAAGCGGACACCGACGGCAACCGGCACTTCTACGGCTTCGAGTGCATCAACACAGGAAGCCAGCCGTGGCCGGCGGCGCAGCTCGACGCGATGGCGCGGGCGGCGGCGGCGATCTGCCGCGCGCACGGCTGGAACGAGCATTCCGTCATTGGCCACAAGGAGTGGCAGCCAGGGAAGCCGGACCCGGGCGGCATCGACATGGACGAATTCCGCGCCCGGGTCGCCCGGCACCTCAAGGACGGCGGCAAGCCGAAGCCCCACCCGAAGCCGAAGCCGGACCCGAAGCCCAAGCCGACACCGAAGTACGCGGCGTACCCGGGCAAGCAGTTCTTCCGCGAAGGGCGCTCGTCCCCGGTGATCGCCGCGATGGCGAAGCGGCTGATCGCCGAAGGCTGCGACTCCTACGACACGCCGCCCGGTCCGGTGTGGAACGACGCGCACCGCCGCTCGTACGCGGCCTACCAGATCAAGCGCGGCCACCACGGTGCCGACGCCGACGGCATTCCTGGCCCGCAGACCTGGGCGGACCTCCGCGTCCCGCACCAGGCCGGTGCCCTCGACCCGACCCCCACCACCCCGAACCAGGAGCACGACACGATGCCGCAGGCCCTTGCCGACGTTGCCGAGCGCACGATTGCCACCTACCTCCAGTCGCTGCTGGGCCTGATGGCAGCCTCCAGCACGACGGACATGGTGTCCCTGTCGGCGTGGCAGGCCGCGGCGGTCTCCTCGATACCCGCCGCGCTCAGCGCGCTGAAGTCCACCCTCGGCACCGTCCTGGGCAGGCCCGGAACGGCCTCGTGGCTCCCGCTCAAGCGCGACCCGGCCACGCCCAAGCACTGACCGCCGGGCAGCGAGAGGAGAGGAGGAAGGCCGTGCCCGAAGGGCAGGTCGCGCTCGCCCTGGCAGAGCTGCGTCAGGCGCTGGAGGTCGGATTCGCGCGCATAGACGGACAGCTGGCGTTGCTCGTCCAGCGTAGCGACCAAACGGACAAGGCCCTGGAGGACCTGGAGGAACGGGTGAGTGCGCTGGAGAAGACCAGGTGGCCGTTGCCGACCGTCGCCGTACTGGCCAGCATCACCGCGGTGGTGCTCACCGTCTTCAGCCTGGCCCGCGGCTGAGACGAACGCCCCTGCTGTCAAGCGGTGTTGTCCGACAGCGCGCATAGCGTAAGGGCGCACTTGTTCCTGCGGCCTGGGGGTCATCATGCATACGACAAGCCTGCTCGTCACCGACCTGGAGGTGGACACTGCGCTCGCGAACCCGGCGGTCCCGGCCGCCATCCGGTCGGTGTGGCAGCTGCTCTGGGAGTCGGAGGTCCGGCTGGACGAGGTCCTGGCGTTCGACGTGCCGGACGCGGAGCTGGATGATCGCCTGGTTGTCATCCGCCATGCAAAGGAGGCCGGCGTCTACGAGGCCGGGATCACCGTGTCGGCGGCCAACGCGCTGCGCGAGCTGATCGGGGCCCGTACGGACGGACCGCTGTTCACGCTGGGAGGGCGGCGGCTGACCAAGGCCGAGGTGGCGACCGCCTTCCGCGAAGTGACCGGCGGGCGCACCATCCACGCCCTGCGGTTCACGCGACAGAGGAAGGAGCAGGGCTCGACCCGGCTCAGCTCCACCGCCGACCAGCCCGAGGGCAAGAGCGCGTAGAGCGCGCGGCAACGCACACGGCCCCCGCCGCAGCGGGGGCCTTAGGGCCTCTTGGAGAAAAGACCGCCGCCACCATAGCAGCGACCGCCGCGCATGCCGGCGTGCGCGTACGGCTACGCTGCCCTCTGCATCCAGGGCAGACACCGGAGGACGGGGATGAGTCGGGGCAAGCCGTATCTGGTCGGGCACCAGGAGTTCGCCGCGCTGTACCGCGTCGATCCGAAGCAGGTCGCGCAGTGGCTGGCGCCGAGCCGTGGCAGCGTGCTGGATCCGGAGACCGCCATCATCGTCAGTGGGGTGCGGTATTGGCCGCTCGGCTTCGCTGCCCGGTGGGGAGCGACCACGGCGCGGTTCCGCCAGGTCGACCTGGACGTGAAGTCGCGGATCATCGCGGAGCAGGGCGAGGGTTGGGAGCCGGATCTGGGGGATGAGCTGCCACCGATCATCGGCCAGCAGGAGATCATCGAGCTGTTCCATCTGCCCGCACAGGGCAACTTGGCGACGACCATCGCGACTGGGCGGTTCCCGGAGCACGACTGGCTGCTGTCCGGGTCGATGCTCTGGATGCTGGACACCGTCCTCGATGCTGTTCCGAAGCTCCGCGAGAGCGCGCGGGGCCTGCCCTGGGACGTGGACGAAGCGGTCGTCTCCGCCCTGCGCGACGGCACGTACGACGGGCCTGGCAGTCGCGTACTGACCCGAGGCCGCCACGCCCGAAATGCCCTCTGACCTGCGCAATTACTGTACTTAGCCTCGAACTGCCATTAAGATATAAGTAACCCCTCGCCATGAGGGTCCGCAGTTCACCAAGGAGGTAGTAGTGCAGTTCATCGTCACGCCGGGCGGCGACGAGATCGCGGTCATGGATGCCCGCGAGGCCCTGATTGTCGAAGGGGCCCTCTCCCTCTACGTGCTCAAGCATCCCGAGTCCAACGTCGCCATCGACGCCCTGCAGGCCACGTCGGCGGCCAACGAGGCTCGTGAAGCGCGCATGGAGGAGGCGGCCGAGCGAGCCTCCGCCTGACCTCGGGCTGAGTATGTGAAGTCGCGCCTGTAGCCGGTGGGGTTGATCATCTGTCCGTCGACCCGCAAGATAGGTGACATTCTTGAAAGAAGTCACCAGGGGGTGGGTATGGCAGCCGTCCAGGACGAGATACCGGGCCTGGTCATCCACACCGTGAGGCAGCCGGACGGCCAGCCGGCGTCGATCCAGGCCCAGTTCGAGACATTCCACGAGCTCAACCCCTGGGTGCTGCGCGCGTTGGAGGCCCTGACTGCCGACTACCTCAAGCGCGGCGCGAGCCGTGTCGGCATCGGGATGCTCTTCGAGGTCCTGCGCTGGCGCTACGTCACGGCGACCGAGGGCGACGAGTTCCGCCTCAACAACAACTTCCGCAGCCGGTACGTCCGGCTTCTCATCGAGCGCCACCCCGAGTGGGCGGGCGCGTTCGAGGTCCGCGCCTTGCGGACCGACTGACCCAGTTCTCTTGGAGACGAACGACCCATGAATCAACCGACCGAGCAGCAGGGTGACGACGCTCCGTCCAGCGCCCCACCCCTGACCGCCACCGAGGTGCTGCCCGAACGCAGCGTGTCCCAGAGCGCCGTTGTGCTGCGCGCCGACCAAGTGGAGTTCGACGCGCGTCAGGTGGCCGCGCTGTCGCTGATCAGCCCCGGACTCGCCCAGGCGCCGCGTGCCCAGCTGGCCTTGTTCTTCCACTTCTGCGTGCGGTCCGGCCTCGACCCGTTCGCGCGGCAGATCTACATGATCGGCCGTACCAACTGGAAGGCCGCCGACAACCCCGACGAGCCGGAGAAGACCTGGACCATCCAGACCGGTATCGACGGCTTCCGCACGGTCGCCCACCGCGCGGCTATCAAGGCAGGGGAGTCCATCTCGTACGAGGACACCGTCTACTACGACTCCGAGGGCAACGCCCACGAGGTCTGGCTGTCGAAGGCGTACCCGGCCGCGGTCAAGGTCACCGTCCTGCGCGGCAACGCCAGGTTCCCGTTCATCGCCCGCTGGGATGAGTTCGCCCCGACGTACTACGACCGCAAGCAGGGCGCGTACGTCGTGGCGAAGATGTGGCAGCAGATGCCCGCACACATGCTCCGCAAGTGCGCCGAGGCCGGCGCGCTGCGCATGGCCGCACCGCAGGACCTGTCCGGCGTGTACGTGGATGAGGAGATGGCGCGGGCCGACGCTGAAGCCGTCGTCCGCGAGGCGGAAGAGGCGACCCGGCGCCTGCGCGAGGCAGCCGGACTCGAAACAGGGACCGACAAGGGCGGCGACGCGAAGGACGAGTCCACCGAGGACTCCCAGGGCGGGGGCCAGGACGAGAGCACGGACAAGCCCGCGCCGAGGAAGCGGGCGCGTGCCGCGAAGAAGGCCGCCCCGGAGGCCAAGCCGGACACCGCCGCGGAGTCCGACGAGGCTCCGGCCCCGGCGAAGCGCACCCCGCGTAAGCGGGCCTCCGCACCCCGCCGCGCCTCCTGACGCCTGACCCCTGACGACACCGGATGCCGCCTGCTGTCGGCGGGCGGCACCCATCCTCTTGGAGATCAACGTGACCACTATGGCCATCGCGCCGGAGCGGCCCGTCAGCCTGTGGCCCGCCGCTCACGCGGCGGACGCACGCCGCCCCCGCTCCCAGCAGACCAAGCTCGGTGCCAGCGACACCGTGTGCGCCCGCCGAGCCGGATACCTCCTGCACGGCCGCACCCCGACTGATGTCGGCGAGAAGCGGAAGGCGATCCTCGGGACCTGGCTGCACGCCGGGATACTCGAGGCCGCCCGCGAGGAGTACGGCTGGCTCGTCGAGCGCCGCGTCGAGGACCAGACACTCCGGGGCCACATCGACGCGGTCCAGCTCGACAGCGCCACCGCCGCCCGGCTCCCAAAGCGGCTGCGTCCCGCGCTCCCGGCAGAGGAGACGACCGTCGAGGACGTGAAGACCAAGAGCACGTACCAGTGGGACAGCGTCCTGCGGTACGGCGCGAGCGAGGCCGAGCTGCGGCAGGTCTACCTGTACGCCGACCTGCTCGGCACGGAAGGCTTCGCCAGCGTTCGGGGCCAGCGGCAGCTCGCCCACCTCGGGCCGGTGCCGGTCGCCCGTATCCGCTTCCGGTTCATCAACCGCGACTCGGGCGACGACCACGTTCAGGAGATCGCTTACGAGGCCGACCGTGCCCGCCGTGCCCGCTGGTGGGTTCAGCAGGTGCGGGCCGCCACCTCCCCGGAGGAGCTGCCGCGCACCTTCCAGGGGCCGGGCATCTCCGCGATCTGCGACCACTGCCCGTTCCGCACCGCGTGCTGGGGGCCGCTCGTAGCCGGGCGCTCACCGCAGAGACAGCTGATTCACGACGACGAGGACCGCGCGAAGGTGCTGGCCGAGTACGCCGAGGTCTCCGAGCAGATCAAGCCGCTCAAGGACCGGCAGAAGTTCCTGCGCGCCCAGCTCGAAGGCTCCGAACCCGGCGTCTACGGCGACAACGTCCTGAAGTGGAACGGCGGCAACCCGACCAAGGTCGATGACGTCGAAGCGATGGTCGCGCTGTATCGCCGTGCGGGGCTTCAGGTGCCGATGGTGCCGGACGCGGCGTCGATGAAGGCGACGTTGAAGGAGGTGGGCATCCCCGTGCCCACGCGCCTCGACCACGACCGGCGGACCGCGGTGAGCATCAACGTCACCGCGCGCAAGAAGCCCTGATCGCGCCACCCGGCGGGGGCGGAGCCGGCGTGCTCCGCCCCTGCCCCGGCGTGGCGGGGACCGGACGGAACACGGAGAGGTGCCGGTGAGCATCCAACTGATGGTGGTGGCCGCCTACCTGCCGAAGGAGGTGATCAATACCACGCAGAAGCTGGTCCTCATGAAGATCGCGGACTCGGCCGACGACCAGACCAGGCTGGCCCGGCCGGGCCTGGAGCGGATGATGGCCTGGGCCGGCGTAGGGGAGAAGCAGGTCATCACGGTGGTGACGCAGCTCGTCGGCCTCGGCCTGGTCGAGCGGGTCACGGTCGGACGTGTCGGCCGCCGCGCCGAGTACCGGGTGTTCCCGCACGGCGTGCCGCCCATCCCGTCGACGGAGGAGCTGATCGAGCGGCGCCGGGCGGCGCAGCGTGCCCCGACCAATCCCCGGCTGGCCCGCAAGACCGCGCGCCGCAAGCCGTCGTCGGCGGCCCGGACCCAGCAGGACGTCGCCGCACGTGAAGAGGCACGGGCAGCCGCCGAGGCCGCCTCGGAGCCAGGGTTGCCCCAGGGGAACCCTGACGACGCTCCGAGCAGGGTTGCCCCAGGGGAACCCAGTGGGTTGCCCTCGGGAAACCGGGCGGGTTCCCCTGGGGAAACCCCTTCTCTTCTTCCTTCTTCCTCTTCTCTTCCTCACCCCCCTACCCCCACGGCTGACGCCGCAGGGGAGCAGGAGGCGGAGCGCGGAGAGCCGCAGCGGGCGGGCTGCCCGAAGCACGCCGAGCCGGTGGGGAACTGCCGGGGGTGCGGGACGAACCCGCGTGCCGGGAGAGAGCAGGAGCGGCGCGAAGCGGCCGACCACGAACATCGCGAGCAGCAGGACTGGCTACGGCAGTTCTTCGCCGAGCAGGAGCGGCGCGTTGCCGAGACGGACCCGCAAGCCCTGGAGATGGCCCGCCAACGAGTGCGAGACCTGGCTCGAATGGGGCGCGAGAAGGGCGCCAACTCCCGGCATAAACATGGGCGTTCACAAGATCGGAAACATTGACGCCCCGGTGTACGCCATTAAGATATAAGCATGAGTTCGGAACTGGCCGAACTCGCCAACCTCTTGGAGACCACCTTGACTGACACACTCACCCCGGCCCCCGACGCCTACGTCGTGGTCGCCGAAGTGATCCACGGCGCGCCGGTCGCACCCCGCCTCGGCGACCACCTCTACTGCTCGGCCGAGTGCGCCGAACACGGCGTCCGCGAGCTCGTCAGCGACCTGAGCAAGGAGGAAGGCGGCAGTGGCTTCGTCCTGCCCCACGAGGGGCGCGCGATCGGCTGCGTCGTCGCCCCCGGCGGCCGGATGTGGTCGGTGCAGATCCTCGCCCGCAGCGAACTGCCCACCGTCTGACAACCGCTTTCACCTGAGATAGGTGACATTTTTCAACGGTGGGCGTGCTTTCTTCGCGCCCGCCGTGCACACCCTCTTGGAGACCAACACATGACCACCACCATCGCGGCTCTGCCCGACCACAACCGCACCACCGACCCGCTGTGGCAGCGGCTCTTCCACAGCTACGGCCAAGTCATCACCCCGCTGCGCTACGCGGGCTGGGTCACCGACATCGAGACCGCCGGAGGAGGCGAGTTCTTCGTCCGCGCCGACCTGCGGGACGGCACTGAGCTGATCATTGCCTCCGAGCACAGCCTGCCCGCCGATCCCGCCGAGGTGAATGGCTGGACGGCCGTCCGCCAGGACGTGGAGAACGCGGACAGGCACACCGTCCTGTACGACTCCACCCCCAACGGCCCGCAGCGCCACCACCGCAACAGCCTCATTCCGCTGCTCGCCCGCATCGACGCCCTCGACGTTCCCCGCCGCGCACCCCGGCTGATCGTCTCGGCCACGCACACCGCGCCGTACGGCGCGAGCCACAACCAGACCGCCGGGATCGAGGGCGCGGCCACCGCCATCGCCCGCTTCTCGGAGTGGTCCCAGCGGCTCACCGACCACGAGGGCTACCGCCGCGTCTGGCAGCGGTCCCAGGCGGACGGCTACCCGCTGGCGCTGTTCGAGTGCGCCGGACACATCACGACCGTCCGCGTCACCCGCAGCGATGACTGACCGGCCGCGCCGCGCACCGCGCCCCACCGGGGGCGCGGACCGGTGATCTGGCTGCTGATCGTGTGCGCCCTCGGCCTGCTGGGGTTCACCGCCCTCGGCATCGAGGACAGCCGCCACCACCGCGCGTTACGCGCCTCCGACGAGTCCTGACAACGGTCGCCCGGCCCACCATCCGGGCCGGGCGGCCCCTGCCTCTTGGAGACCTAAGACCGTGCCCCGATCCATCCACCTGCTCTGCGGAGCGGGCGGAGATGCCACCGGCCTGTTGGAAGCCGGTTTCGACCCCATCCTCGGCATCAACCACTGGCAGACCGCCGTCGACACGTTCGGGCTCAACCACCCGAATGCGGCGGCGCGCTGCGCCGACATCCAGAACTACCCCATGCGCTGGCTCCCCAAGGCCCTCGTGCTGTGGGCCTCAGTGATCTGCACCGAGGTCAGCCCCGCCGGCGGGAAGAAGCGGCCCGACCCGGCGCAGGACGCGCTGTTCGAGGAAGAGGAGCAGTGGCGCGAACTGCCCCCGGAAGCCTTCGAGATGACCCGGGTAACCGCCTGGTGCGTGCTGCGCGCCGCCGAGGCGAAGCGGTTCCCGTGCGTCGTCGTGGAAAACGTCGTCGAGTTCATCACCGACTGGCTGCTGTTCCCCGAGTGGATCCGCGCCATGAAGAAACTCGGCTACCGCGTCCAGATCGTCTCCGTGTCCTCCGCGCACATCGGGTCGGAGACCAATCCGTACGCCCCGCAGTGGCGCGACCGCGTGTACTTGGTCTTCACCCTCACCGGCATCCGCCGACCCGACCTCGCGCCGCGCCCGCTGGCGTACTGCTTCGAGTGCGGGCGGGACGTCAAAGCACGCCAGAGCTGGCGTGACCCGCGGGTGAAGGTCGGCAAGTACCAGCAGCAGTACGACTATCGCTGCCCGAACAGCCGCTGCCGCCACGCGCTCGTAGAGCCGTACGTCCGGCCCGCCTCCGACGTGATCATGTGGGACGACATCGGCCAGCGCATCGGGGACCGCGCCCGCCCGCTGGTGCCCAACACCATGCGCCGCATCGCGGCCGGACTGGCGAAGTTCCCCTACGAGCCGTCCGTCGTCACGCTCACGCACGGCAAGGACGGCACCGACCGGGCCTTCGCCCCGTGTGCCCGGCCGCTGCCCACCCGCACGGCCAAACTCGGTGAAGCCCTGCTGGTGCCGGTCGGCGGCTCGTGGAACGACACGGCCTCGCCCGTCGGGGAGCCGATGCGCACCCGCACCACCCGGGAGAGCGAAGCCCTCGTCACGGCGGACCCGTTCATCGTGGAGTTCCGCAACAACTGCGACGCCGCGCCGATCGGCGCCCCGCTGAGCACCATCGCCACGGCCCGTCACCACGGCCTGGTCGTGCCCGACGGCGATGTCCGCACCCGGGCACGCAACACGCTGGTAATCCCGTACCGCAAGGCAGCGCCGAAGACCGCGGCCGAGCCCCTGCACACGCTGTCGACCCGCGACTCTGCGGCCGTCGTGCGCAGCGCGCCCGAGATCGAGGACTGCTACTTCCGCATGTTGCAGCCCCGCGAGCAGCTGCGCGGTCAGCGGTTCCCCGACACCTACGAGGTTGTCGGCTCCAAGGCCGCCCAGACCCAGCAAGCCGGCAACGCGGTGAGCGTCAACGTCGCCCGGTGGATCGGCGAACGCCTCAAGCCCGTCCTCGCCTGACCCCATCCCCAAGAAGAAGGGACACCCCTGCCATGACATCGTCAGCACACGACCAGGTGGCCATCCTTGCTCAGCAGCGGGAGGAGCTGTCGCTCGCGCTCCGCCGAGCCGAGCAAGCTCACTGCCTGGCCATCATCGATCACCTCGCGGCCAAGATCCGTGCCCGCTGCCCCGAGGCCGTTTACGTGGCCTTCGACCGCAGCGGCGAAGACCGCGCCGTCACCGTCCACGGCGTGCTCGGCGAGCAGCCGAGTCCGCTGGGAGCGTGCCCTTGGCTGTGGGACGGCACCGAGACCGGCCATCCGCTCAACGAGATCGACTCGGACATCACCCTGGACGTCGAGTACGCGCTCCTGCCCCCGACCTCACCCGCGTGGGCGCTCGTGCACCGCAACACGGGCATGGACGGCAGTTGGCTTCTGGGGCTGCCCCCGGTCGACCGCGCGGCCCGCGTGGCCGAGCTGATACGCGGGCACCACCCTGCGGCGACGGCGATCGTCGTGGACGGCAGCGCGGGCGGGGGCCGGGTCATCGGGGTCATCGAGGAACAGGCTGATGGCGACGCCCCCGTCCCCGTGGCCCGGCCACGCCTCAGCCGCGCATGCGACGACGCTCTCACGCGCCTCGCCGCGCAGGTCTTCCTTCTCCCGCCGCTGGCCGACCGTCACCTGATGCCGGTACCGCGCGGCTTTGCCCACCCCCACGGCTCCAGCGTCAGCGATCAGGTCCGCCTGATGCCGCTGCCGCCGACCGCCTAGCCGACGGGAGGAGGAACAGATGAGCGGCAACGGGTGGGTCGGTGAGGCCCCCTGCGCCGGGGACACCCGCTTCACGTCCGAGGAGACGGCGGCCGAAGCCCCGACGGAGCCGCTGGTCCTCTCCCTCCTCGCGGCCTGCCAGGGCTGCGCGTTCCGTTCGCAGTGCATCGACCTGGTCATGCCGAGCACGAGCCTGTTCGACGGCGTGTGCGGCGGGCGGCTCTGGCGCAATGGCCAGGTCCTCGCGACCTGCGAGGGAGCTCAGCCCGCCGAACTACGCGAGCGCGGCCGGCGCCCGATCACCCACGGCACTGAAGCCGGTGCCCGTGCCCACAACCGGCGCGGGGAGCGCGCCTGCTCCCTGTGCCTGGAGGCGGGACGGCTCGCCCAGCAAGCCCGCCGGGCCCGCAAGCGCGCCTCCGGCGCCTGATCACCACCCCTACAACTCCTGCGGAGATACCACATGTTCACCATCAAGGCTCGCGATCTGGCGGCCATCCTCGACCAGGCCGCCCCGCACCGCTTCAGGGCGGACGAGGACGCAGGCGACCTCGACGCCCTGATCCTCGACTGCACCCCCGGCCACCTCCACGCCGTCGCGTGCAGCGACCGGACGCTCGCCGTCGCCCGCACTCCCGTCGCAGGCGGGGTGTGGACGGCCCCTGTCGGCTACGACGACGCCACCGCGCTCCGCGGCTGGCTGGAGTCGTCCGACACCGTCACCGTCGAACACGTCACCAGCGACGGTCACCAGCTGCTCCGCTTCACCGAGGGCGTCGCGCAGCTCACCGTCCCCGCCGCACCCCACGTCGGCCGCCTGCCCTGGCGCGCCCTGCTGCGCCTGGTGCTCGACGCCCGCGAACACCCGCTGGCGCAGGGGCGCCCCGTGCAGCTCAACGCCGACGACCTGTCCATGTGGCTGAGCGCCGGCGGCAACGGCGAGGCCATCGAGTTCCGCTCCCTTGGACCGGTGGGCACCCTGGTGAGTGCCGGACCCGACTTCCTCGGCCTCCAGACCCCGCACGGGTGGGACGGGCCGGAGCCCGGTCAGGGCTGGTCGTCGTCGCTGCGCACCCGCCTGTTCCTCTTCGCCGGGCAGTTCCTCGAGGTCGGGGCGCGCTACGCGGACCGGACGGGTACGGCGTGGGTCGTGCCCGCCCGGCCCCGCCCCGGCGAGGAGCCGCGGCTGATCTCGGCGGACTACGCGGCCGTAACCCTGCCCATTTCCCAGGTGCTCGCGGTCGGCAAGTTCCTTGTCCGCATGCCCGACTGAGCCGAGATAGGTGACATTTATGAATCATGTTGTGAGGTCTGATGCTCCGGGGTGCGACCAGGTCGCGGACCCCGGCTACGGGCTGACCCCGTGGCCCGCCGCGTGGCGCGCCCATCCCTCGACTCCTGCGGCCCAGCCGAATCGAAAGGAACCCTCTGTGAACAAGGCCCAGCTCATCCAGGCCGTGGCGAAGACGACCGGCAGCCGCGCTCAGGCGGCCGACGCCGTGGAGGCCGCGCTCGACGCGATAGTCCGCGCCGTCGCCGCCGGTGAAGTCGTCTCCGTCACCGGTTTCGGCAGCCTCACCCCCGAGGTGCGCCCTGCCCGTACCGCCCGCAACCCGCAGACCGGTGAGCCGGTGGAGATCGCTGAGCGCCGGGTCGTGAAGTTCCGACCCGGAGCCCGGTTCCAGGACCTCGTCGCGGGCCGCCGGGCGATGCCCGAGTCCGGCAACTGCATCCAGAAGGACCCCAAGACCTCCAAGGCCGCCCGCCCGTAACCCGCTGCACACCAGGGGCCGTCCCGGCACGCGCCGGACGGCCCCGCCGAAGGAGTTCGAGATGAACGACCGTTCCGTGGGCGTCGAGATCGACGCCACGGCGAAGTGGCTGGAGGAGCGGGACATGGTTGGCGCGGCCCGTCTGCTACGGCGCGTCGCGCGCCAGAGGGACGAGGCCGTGCGGCAGCTCGGCCTTCGCCCCTCCTCCCCCGGGCATCAGGCGGGCGGTGACGAGTGCACCGCTCCGCGCGACCTGGACGCCGCCGCCGAAGCGGCGATGCTGCGCACCGACGTGGCGCGTCTCCAGGCCCTGGCCGAGCGTGCCGGCTGGGTGCCCGACCCGGACGCGAAGCGCCTGTGGCGCTGGCGCGACGGCTGGTGGGAACTGAGCTACCGCCGCAGGAATCCGAAGGACGGCTACCACGACACCGGCTGGTACCTGTGGGGGCCACCCGGCAGTTACGACGGCGAGTGGACGGCCCGCGCCAAGACTGTGGCCATGGCTGAGGCCAACCGGCTTATCACCGACCATCGCGCCGCAATCGGCGAGGGTGATCGGTGACCGCCGAACTTCAAAGCGCCCCGGTGACCCTGCCGAGCGTGCAGGAGAAGGGGGAGTGGCAGCCGCGGGTTGTCGGCCTTGACCTGTCGCTGACCTCGACCGGTATCGCGGGGACGGACTGGGCGCGGGCGTACCGGCCCGGCCGGCGCCGCAGCCACGAGCGGCTGGACTGGCTGCTCACGGCTGTCGCTCTGAGCGTGAAGGACGGCGCGGATCTAGTGGTCGTCGAGGGCGCCGCGTACGCCCAGGGCGGGCAGGCCGGGCACCACGAGCTGGCCGGGCTGTGGTGGCTGGTCACGCAGTACCTGTGGCGGCACCGCATCCCGTACGCCGTCGTGACTCCACACGGGCGCACGATCTACGCGACCGGCCGGGCCAACCCGGCCCAGGACTTCCCGCGCAAGGACTGGGCCCGCATCGCGAAGGGCATGGTGCGCTCGGTGGCCGTCGAGCGGTACGGCGTCCCGTGCGAAGGGCCGGGCCGCTACGACCAGGCGGACGCCACGATCCTCGCCGCGATGGGACTCGACTGGCTCGGCTACCCGACGGTGCCCGTGCCCGACTCGCACCGCCGTGCGCTGGAGGCCGTCCGCTGGCCTGATCTCATTCCGGCAGCCGCAAATTAGGGAATTGAATTGCGGAAATTAAATGCGCATTCGTTCGGCGGCACCTTGCTTCTGGGGTATTTGCCATTAAGATATAAGTAACGAATTCGAGAAACGCTCGAAAAGAAAGGGGAATTGGAATGGAAATCCAGAACCACGGATGCGGCTGCGAGTGCAACAGCGGCGGCTTCTGCGGTGGCTGCGGCCACGCCGGATGCGGCGGACGCCGCTAACCATCCCCCGAACCCCAGCAGCACCCTGCGCCCCCGGCCAACCGCCGGGGGCGCACCCATACGCGCAAGTGCCTCTTGGAGAACCCATGACCGACACCTACTCGCCCGGAGTCCGGCAACTCGCCCACGAAATAGGGCTCGACCCCGAACACGTCGCCCACGCCGTCCGCTTCGCCTCACGCACCTTCGCCCGCGTGCAGGTAACCACCGGCATGACCCTCGACCAGTTCCACCGCCTGTTCACCCAGGACCGGCACTCCATCGCCATAGTCGCAAACCTCGCCATGCGCCACGCCGGCCGCCGCGACGACGCCCAACTCCTCATGGACATCTACAAGGCCGCCGTCGGCCGCCTCCCGTACGAGCGGCCCATCCACACCGGCGTCGGCACCCGGCCCGAATGCCACGGCCACCCGCACGTCCAGGCCGCCGTACGCATCCTGACCGCCGCCGGACTGCCGCCCATCCACACCGACGGCATCCATGAACTCCGCCCCGGCTTCCAGGTCCTGCCCGACGACACCGGAGAACTGCCCGGCTGGGTGTTCATCGCCCCCGACCCCGGTGCCAAGCGCCGCACCGGCTTCGCGGGCGGAGACCTCGGCTACCTCGCCGTCATGCGCTGGGCCGGATGGGGCGTCATCACCGAACGCCTCCCCGGCGGCCTGTATGCCGCCTGCCACCCCGACCACCGGGACAACCCCTTCCCCACCGCCCCCGCCTCTTGACCCCGCCCGTGCCCGGCCGCCCCCTGCGGCCGGGCGCGGCCCACCAGAAAGGCATCAGCCCGTGAAGCTCCCCGTTGACGACGCGACCCTGGCGGCCTGGGCCACGCTGCTCGGCCTCACCGACAAGCAGACCGCCGCGACCCTCGTCGAGATCGAGGAGACCCTGCGCATCGGCTACGAGCACCGCCCCGACGAGCTGCGCGACACCAGCTTCGACCAGCTCATCAAGGACATGGAGGCCGACGAGGCGGCCCTGATGTTCCTCATCAACGGCCTGCGTCAAGCCGGTTACCCCGCCGCTGCCTACGACGTCGAGGTCCGCGGCATCTTCGCCACCCTCCGGGACCTCCAGCAGACCAGCTAATCCCGCTCCTCACCTCATCCACACGCCGCCCCGGCCGCGCCCAGCGCACCGGGGCGGCCCCATGCGCGCCCGCAGAAAGGAATCCGTAGCCATGTCCGACGACTTCTTGCCCCGCGCGGCAATCCCGGCCACCGCCGCGCGGCCCGCGCCATCGTGGGCGAAGAAGCCCCCGCCCAAGTCCAAGGCCCGCCCCACCAGCAAGATCACCGCCCGCCGCTACGCCGCCCCGCGCGACCCGCACGAGCACGCCCGCAAGATCTCGGAGAACGTCCTCAACGCCTGGTACCAGTCCTTCGGCGGCAGCAGCATCGACGTCCCCCTCGGCACCGTCGCCGGGCTCTCCCTGCTGCGCAACGTGCCCGGCCTGGCGGACTGGGTGCTCAACCTCCAGCCCGAACAACTCCCGCAACTGCTCAAGGAGATCTACCTCGGCCACTGGATCAAGCGCCCCGACCTGATCAACCGCGCGATACGTCTCCACGACTGGGCCTGGAACCCCAACCCGGACAAGCAGCAGCTCCGCGCCGTGCACGCCGTCACCCGCGCCGCCATCAACACCGGCCTGATGGACCTCACCGGCCACGACGACCCCTGGCAACGCTCCGAGGCCGACGTCCTTAGCCCCCTGCTCACCGGCCTCCGCCACAAGAGCGACAAGAAGTGGCGCGGCGAGTACCACACGCCGGCGTGCATCACCGACCTGATGGCCAACATGACCGTGGACGAGGACTTCGCCAAGCCAGGCATGTCCTTCCGCGAACCCGCCGTCGGCTCCGGCACGATGTTCCGCTCCGTCGCCCAACGCCTGCGCGACCTCGGCCTCAACCCGCACGACTTCCACTGGTACGGCAACGACATCGACTCGCTGTCCGCCGGGTGCGCCGCCGTCAACGCGATCATCTGGGACCTCGGCCCGCGCTGCCTCATTGGCTGCGCCGACTCCCTCGCACCGGACGACGACTACGCCAAGACCCGCGCTGAAGCCAAAGAAGCCTTCGAGCAGCGCGACCGGTACATGGAGACCGCCAGCACGATCGTCGCCTGGCGCCGCGCCTTCGACCTGGTCGACCAGCTCATGCCCAGCAAAGAGAACGCCGCGTGA